CTGTATCTAAATAGAAATCCCATTTTAAACTATCACTATTTATATTCTCAGGTAATCGCTTAATAATATTAAACCAATCACCTTTAAATATACCACCTTGATCTGGAGAGGGTATTTGTGAATATTGTCCACTATACCCATAACTACCTAAACCTAATTTAAAGCTATCTAAGGTACTTTTAGATAATCTTTTAGGAAATAGTAATCCATCAGTATAAAACTGTTTTAACTCTTTTGGTTTTACTAAATCGGATAGCTCAGCTGGTAGACAAATATGCTCCCAGTTCTCAGGCTCTTTACTAAGTAGCATACCTGTTAAGTCTTGTTCATGTAGTCGCTGCATGATCACAATAAATACTCCTTTATCTGGATTATTTAAACGGCTTCTAAGCGTTTCATTAAAAAACCTATTAGCGTTTTCCCTTTCTATATCTGATCGTGCTAACTGAGGATTTTGAGGGTCATCTATTACAATAATATCAGCTCCCATACCTGTTACAGTTCCGCCTGTTGACGTAGAATAACGCAGTCCGCTATTTGTATTAGTATATCTTGATTTAGTATTCTCGTCTTTAGATAATTGTATACCCGGGAAGTATTCTTTAAACCAATCAGACTCTAAAAGTCTTCTAGCTTGTGTTGATAATGTAATAGATAAGCTTGCTGAATAAGATGAACTAATAAACTGGATAGAGTCTTTTAATATCCAGCAGTAAACAGAAAAGAAAACATTTACTAACTCACTTTTTAAAGTTCTTGGAGGTACATTAATTAAAAGGTGTTTATTCCTTTTTTTATTTTGTACTATTCTATATGCTTCTTTTTGTAGTCTATCGCATAAGTACTTTATATGCCAGTTAGGGACTAATTCCTGGCCATTATGTAAAGCTTTAAATGCATCTAATGAGAACTCATAAAAAGACTTCTTATAAAGCTCCTTCTGTATCTCCCTCAGATTTAAGCTGCTTAATAATGTCTTTAAGTGTTGACTCATCTAATTTACTGTAATCTATACTAGTATTAACATCCCCTTTAATATCGGCGTCTATTTCTGTTCTGGATAACTTAGGTAGTATGTACTCGCCTAAATTAGCAACTAACTCAATAGCTTTAGCCGGATTAGTCTTACCTACTTCATCTATCCACTCTTGAAACTTAGATACATTATTCTCAACAAACATCTGAAAACTATCTCTAATCTCTTTAGTAGTTTTATTAGGCGTTCCTTTCCTACTGGACTTCTTCCCCGCTTCACTCGCTGCCTTTTTATTACTATAGTTTTTCATAGTTACTAATAGTTACTTTAACAATGTACTAATCGTTGTTTTGTTTCCTTAAATCACTTATCTGCCAATTAGGATTAACTCTTTGGTAAAAGTCTTTTACTTTCTTTTCTACTATAATACTATTTAAAAAGTAGTGTTTAGTTCCGTCATCATTTACCAATTTTTTAGCAGTAGTAAAAACGTAATCAAATTCTATTATTTTATAGGTGCAGTTTTTATATTCAAACCAATCACCATTTTTAAGTAGGCTAATCTTAATTGTCATAGTATTTTTTTAAAACTATTTATACTAATATAATAAAATTAACTTTTTCTTTAAATGAGCGTATTATTTAAGTTAAGCTCTTGCTGATATAAATCTTTTGCATAAATAAAGCTATTACCATTTTTAAAGCTATCAACTATTTTAGAGTTAATATATTCTTTATCGTAGAAACCTTCTATATAAGCACACTCTTCTTTTATTTGTATGAATACGTAAAAATCAGCATTTAACTTTTTTTCAATATTTTCTTTTTTACAGTTAAAAGTATAGCTTCTTGCTCTTGTAGCTTTTACTTGATACTTATAACCTTTTTCGTCAACAAAGTCAATTCCATTATAATCCATATCGGCTTTTTGTTTATGTAGTAACTCGTTATTAAAGTTATTACCGAACCAATATTTAAAAATTGTTTCACCTAAAGCCCCGGTATTAATATTGCGGGACTCTTTGCTTAATCTTATTTGTGCTATATATTTTCTGTTTAACATGTTTGTTTATTTTTTAGTCTTTTACAAAAGTTCCATTGCTCATCTTACCTGTTCTTTTACTGATAACACTATATGCGCTATTTACACAATCTTCTAAGCTATAACCACACAACTCTGCTAAATTGACTAATACTATTGTACAATCGCCTAGGGCGTCTATAACTTCTTCTTTATCATTATTTAAAATAGCTTTAGCTAATTCACCGGCTTCTTCTTGTAGTTTGATGTATTGTGTTTTAGGGTCACCTTTTTCAAATATACCTTTTTCTTCTGCCCAGTCTCTTATTGGTTGTAATTCGTTTTCAAGTATCATAATATTAGTTCTGCTTTAATTAATTCTCCGTGTTTATAATTTTCTAATTTACCGTCTTTAAACTCAGGTAAGGTATAATTTGGACGCTTATAATATTCTAGCACTTGATTTTTATGCTCGTCATAAATATGCGCATCAGTTAAATTACATGCTAATATATTAGGTTTTAAATCTAACTTTTTAGCCATGCTAATTAAAAAGAGGGCCATAACACAAATATCGTAAGGTAGCCCTAAAAATAAATCTGATGAGCGAAAATTAACTTGTAGGTTTAATTTATCATTAACACGGTTGTATATCAATTGCGTATAACAGCAAGGTAATGCTTGATCTTTTATATCCGATGGGTTCCATAAAGAAATAACAGCCCTACGCGAATAATTTTTTAATTCATTAAAAGCTAACTGTATTTGGTCTATTTCACCGTTATAATTTTTTACTTGATAACCATAAGATTTAACAACTTCACCATTTTTACTATAATCATCCCACCACTTTATACCGTACTCATTTAAAAACTTTATATCTGTTCTGCCTCCCCATATCCATAAAAATTCACCTAATGCTTTTTTAAAAAAGATCTTTTTACCAGTAACTATTGGGAAACCTTCATTTAAATTTATTTTTAAATTTTCAGAAAATAATGAAGTCGTATTACCGTTTCTTCCTTTCTTTTCATCTCCCTTAAGTAAGCAGCGCATTAAAAGCTGTTTGTATTGGTTTTCAAATTTCATTGTTATTGTTTTTATAGTTATTTAATCCGGCTATATAAGCGACAGCATCTAATAAAGTATCTTCTTTTAAATTATATGCCATCCTGCTTATTTTTAATGCTATCATGCACTTATAAAAATCTTCTGTTGTAATTTCTTTATTACATAATTCAGAAGCTACCCGGGCAGCTTTAGCCATTGATTCAGAAAACTCTCCGTATTGCCTTTCTTTTTCTTCTGCCCTAGCATTTACAATTTTATCTGCTTCTTGTAAAATATTCATAGCTTAATTATTTGTTTTAGTTATTCTCTGTAATCGTTGTAAATTTCTATATGCTTTGGATTAAAAACTAAATCCCATCCATACATATCACACAAATTAATTAAATCATCTACATGATTAATTTTAATAGTGTTTTTTGTTTCTGCTATTCTAATATCATTATTAGAAAAACCTACAGGCTCTTTAAGTACTGAAAACTTAAAGCCTAATCTAGCTAAAACTTTTACCTCTTCATCTTGTGAATTATAAAAGTACCTTGTAGTTGATAATGTAAATTCTCTCATTTTGTTGTTGTTTTGTTTTACAATTATAATAATAAAAAATTAATATTAAAACTTTAATTGCTGATTTTCTATAGAGAGTTGATAAATTCGCTCTCTTAGTTCTTCATTTTGCTCTTTTAACTTGTTAGAATAATCTCTTAAACTTTCTACCTCATCACTTACAGCAATATTAAAAAACTCTAAATCTGCTATCCCTTCAATACCGGCTTTAACTATTTGTGCTAATGGTTCATCAAGTCTATTATTCTCCTCATAAGCTTTATAAACTCGTCTCAGAGCTATATCAGAAGCTATTAAAGATGTTTTAACTTCTCTCCTAACACTACCACTAAGAATACTTCTATCTTGCTTAAATAAGTTATAAATTGGTCTGAGAGCTAAATCTATTTTTTTACTTATCATGTTATGTAGTTTTATCATTATCTAACTCAATACCATAACTCATTCTACTCATAGCTTGATGCTGCTTATTTCTTATAATTGCTTGCTCTCCTAATATTTCCATCTGAGTAGCCCCCACGTCTTTATAGGTTTTATCTAATGGATTAATATTATTTATGAAGTACTTACAATGATTATCCCATCTAAGCTCAATAGGGCTATTCCTAGGAGTTACTCCACCGCCTGTAATAGTTTCTTTAACTTTTCTTACATGTAGCTCTCCTATGTGCCATCTTTCAGGGTGCTGCGTCATTCTGTGAATAGTCCAAAAATCATCGGCTCTATTTGCGAACTTTTGCCCTCCTTCAGTATCGGCTTTTTCTGGGGCCGCTAAATGTCCTTCGTACGCATGTTCTTTAGGGTATCTATTCCTGGCGGCTTGAGTTACTAAATGAGCATTTACAAATACATTAGTATTATTTTGTTCTGCAAATATTCTAAGATTAGCGCATATATCATAGTCCTCCTGATGTTTGTTACCAGTTTCAACCATTAACGAGTTAAAAGGGTCTATTAATAATCCGTCATGATGCTTTTTAGATGCTATATCAATAATATCATAAGCTGAATAACGTTTGTTATTAGGTATAAACTCAAAGCAATCACTAATCTCATTTAACGTAGTTTGAAAACCTTTATTATCTATAGTAAAATCTTTATCTAATCTTTTTCCTGTCCAAAAGTTAAATATTTTAAATACTTGTGATCTTATAGTATTCTCAGAAGAATATATTAAAAGCTTTTTGTTATGCAGCTTTGCCATACATACAAAGTACCATAATAGTACATCTGTTTTTCCTACGTTATCATGGCCATTAACCATGTTAAACTGTCCCTGTTTCCATCTTACATGATTATCAAAAGCTTCTACACCTATTTTTAAACCTTGTTGAATTTTACCTAATCTAATATTATCTAGCCCTGTTATCTCGTCATAAGGCCTCGTATAAATCTTTTCCATACTATTTGCTTACCCAAGGAGCTGAGTTATTAGTTTTTAAATTTTCTTTAGGCTTGTTGTAATTTAACCAATTACGAAAATGTTTTAATATTTCTCCTATTTGTTTGTTTCTAAATGTAGGAGTAATTTTTTCAACTTCTAAAAACTCTTCTAATTTTTTTCTAATCTCAATTTTGTTTGTTTTAAAAATTCTTTCAAGATTTTCAAAGCTCGTTTCATCAAATACTCTTAATACTTCTTTATCCTTATCTTTATCTTTATCTTTAGCCTCTTGCAAGGGGCTTACAAGGGGCTTATTTAAAGACAATAAATTATACTTTTTAAGTACTGTTATTACAGAATTATGGGCTCTATTTTTTTCATTTAGCTCTCCATATTGGAACTCAACAAAGTCTTTTATAAACCACTTTTCTCCATTATCAAACACTTTTATTTTTTCATTTAAAGCATTAATACAGTCTTTTAAATTTAGATTATAGCCTATCCGAAGAGAGGCTATTTCTAAATCTACCTGCCATACTCCAGCATGATTACAGTCGTCAAGTAAGTAAAACCAAAGAAGCTTGTATTGCATTGGTAATTTTTTTATAAATGGTTTTTTCCATTTTTCAGAGTCAGTGAATCTCTTTGCCATTGTTTATTAGATCATTAATGTTGTTAATATTGTTTATTGTTTCAGGGTCCTTAATATCTATAAAATCCTGTATGCTTTTGTTATAATGTACTAGTGAACTTCGATTTTTATTTAAAATAAAAGCTACATCATTTTGTATCACATTAAACTTTATGCATGCAAAGTAACTAAACATTTTTCTTACTATAACATATTTTCTATCTCTGTTATTACCTTTAACTAATTTTGGGTGCACATTAAAATAATTACAAATAACATTTAAAAGGTTATAAGGGGTAATTACAGGCTCCTGCTCATAGTCTAGAAACTTTTTTATATCATTTATTGATAGCCCTTTTTTCGTAAGCTCTACGGCCGTCTTAATATCTTCCCACTCATACATTGTTTAACATTTTTTGTTTTAATTGAGCTTCATGTACTTTTAAATTTTTAAAGTACTCTTTTGTTATGTCATCAATATCAGATATAATACTCATATCAGATATATGAACATAGCCGGCTACATTATTAAACTGATGCAAAACAGTTGCATGATCTCTATCTATTTTCTTACCGATTACTTTAAGGCTTTTTGGGGTGAGCATCCTTGATAGATAACAGAACATACGTCTAGCTTCTACAATATGCCCTAATCTACTTCTGCTCATTATCTCCTCATCATTAACAGCATAATGTTTACATATAGTGTTTTTTAAAACTTCTAGCCTATCACTATCACTAGTTTTTATTTTATCGATCTTAAGGCTATTTAAAGAATCAACAAAGTTAAAGCCTCTTTTTGCGAGGCTATAAACTTTTTGTAAATCAACTTCAGTGTATAACATTTTTTTGTCTTTTTTTGTATTTTCTAACTTCTTCAATATCTTCTGATATGTCTAAATATAATTTCTGTAGTTTTTCTGCTGCTATATCTGATATATAACCTACTTCACCTTTAAATTTAGCATCTTCAATACAGCTACCAAATTGAGCTAGGGAACTAGCAAAAATCATAAACATCTCCTCAAATTTATCTAAATCCTTCATCTTATTTATTTTTATTGTTCTTTTTTCCATCGTTTAACTGATTCTCTAAGTTGATATGAGAAATCTTCTTCTATTTCTCCCCATTTATCTAAAGCTAATAGAACATTAGAAATATCTACACCATCAAAATAAACAGAATGAAGAGTAAACTCATTCCACTCATCAATTTCAAACTTAGCCTTAACAATATCTTTACCTATGCTAAAATATTCTTCTCTCATTCTCAAATCTTTTATTGCTTTCTCAACTAACTCAACATTGGGTTTTACTGTAATTAATTTTAAATCTTTCATCTTATAAGTTTTCTAGTTTGTTAATAACATAATTAATAGTATCTAATTTTGCCTCATGCACTAAAATATCAGTATTAAACAATTCATGTACCTGACAAAAAGGCGTAGCCTCTTTATCTATTTTAGCTTGTTGTAAGGACTTTTGGATGTCCTTTCTTTTCTGGATTAATTGTAAGTAGAATTTTGTCTGCTTATTCATTTGTTTTCGTTTAAAAAAGTTAATAATTGATTGTATTTATCTTGTAATTCTTTTAAGTTCTGCTCATGCTCTATAAGTGCTCTTCTTCTCTGATTAATTACCTCAGAGTGATAACCAGCAGTCATATACTTAGCTATATCATCTTTAGCAATTTCTATTAATCGTTTAGCTGTATTCATATCCCATGCTATATCGGATAAAAATTCTAATGCGCTTAACTGCTTAGCCATAAAGTTTTTCTCGTAATACTTAGAGGCATTTTCTATAATTTCTGTTTTCATAATAAAATTGTTTGTTTGTTAATGCTAATATATAATAAAAATCTAATACATAAAACAAAAGCAAAAAAAAAGCTCAAAAAAATTTTATATCTGAGCTTATTTTAATTTGTTCTAAATAGGTATGATCTCGAACTCTATTCTCGGTTTTTCTTTATCAAGATGTTTTTTAGCTATGATTTCTAAACATTTATTATCGTTTTTTATTGCCTGAGCTTTTTGTAAACAGTCTAAAACAACTTTTAAACTATTATCTAAATCTGGTCTCCTGGAGTCGTAATAAACATCTATAATAAACTTAAAATTACTTTCTATAAGTTCATACGTATAATTTAACATCTGTAGCTTAAAACTATTCTCATAGCTTTTTAGCTGCGCTTGTTTACCTAATGAGCATTTATTACCTAATCTAATTACTTTATAGCAATTACTTTTAGATGGTGCATTACCCGTTATTACGTACCTCATTCATCTCCATTTTTAAAGTAGCTATATCCTGTTGTAAACTGCTTAAAGTATCTCTAAGGCTATCGTATTGACTTTTAATACGTCTATATACTGCTTCTGCTTTAGCTTCATATATTCTAATCTCTTTAGTATCTACCTCAGCTCTCATACTGGCTTTAAATTGAGCATCACCAGAAGATACATACTCTAATATTTTATTAGCTGTATCAGATTTTCTATTAGCGTAAGCCTCATTATATTCATGTAGTGCATCACCTACTAAAACACTAAAACGGTACATATAACCGCATAACTTTCTCTTAGCTACTATAAGCCTGTCAATATCCTTAAAGTCTGCCCCTAAATTAGAATAGAGGGTTAATATGCCCTCTATCCCTTTAGTTAGTTGTTCTAGTTCTTTACTGTCCATTAGAAAGGTAAATCATCTCCAGTATTAGTATTAACTGAAGGCGTTGAAAATGCTTGTGCCTGTCCTTCAGGTTTCCAGTTATTAACTGATGCAAAAGCTTTTCCAGACTTACCTACTTTTAAATCCAGGTTTATCCATTCATCAGTTTTACTATTTAGCCATTGTATTAATTCTGCTCTTTTAATACTTATTGAGCCTTTTACATAATCTGGAGCGC